CCCATTAGTTTGTCCTTGTCCTTTTGTTGTATTCTTGCATCTCAATTTGAGCGAGCAAAGTCTCTAAAGTATCAGCATTCTTCTTCCTAGGTTTCAACCCTGCAATATGTTTTAGGTTCACACAATCAGAATGCCCACATAAACGCTCTCCAGGGCGATACAGCTCACCAGAATCCGTTAGCGGCCTAAATAAGGCATCAACTTCCCCAAAGTGCGGATAACACCAAATCAGCCCCAAAACAGGATGGTGATACCGGATGTTAGTAGAAGGAACTCGAACACAGTCAGCACATAAATCCCAGTCATCAACATTACGAGACTTACGCTTCTCAATAGTTGTTTTAGGGATACCTTGGCCACATTGAGCACAAGGAACATCGAGGATTCTTAGATCATCATCATTGGAAGCGTTTGTCCGAGCCATAGAAAGTATCTAAGCACATAAAACGCGGAAACAGCAACTTATTTCACAAATGACAACATAAAGTTTAGGCGAATCAACTGCTCATTAAGCCTGGAGAGAGTCTTAGCTCGAAGAATAGGGTCATCACGCAACACAACAACAAGTTCCCCTAACTCGTCAATATGAGTGGAGAGCACTCTAATTTGTTGCAGCAACTCCAGCTGTGATTCCATCGGCCTTTCCTTTTATCTTCTCCAGAATAGCAGTGGAAGCCTTACCCTGTTTTGCTTCTAAATACAAGGAACGAAGCCCATCCAAATCATTTATGTTATTGAGTGCAGACTCCCAGTTACGAGCAGGAGTGACATCACGCTTGACTTTAGACATTTCTTCTCTAGTGGCACGCTTATCACCGGAATAACCTGCATTCGCTAATGCTCGACCAATAGCCGATGTTTCAGCGTTCTCAAGTGCAGAAGTCTTATTGGCCATCCCTGTTCCATCAATCTCGAAGGCAAGTCCGGTCGCTTTAGCCAGGTTCTTTTCCTGATCTGTGGAAGTCAAATAAACATAGGCTTGGACAACCCAAGTTGAAATCTGTCTATCCTGTGCCGAAGTAATGTTTCGAGTGATTAGTCTGCCATCAGGGTTGTCTTTGTAGAAGCGTGCAATACGCTCTGCGACTGTTTCATAATCAGCAAGGTTAAATTGAGCCATCTTCTTTATCTTTCTCTGTTGTTTGTTTCAGATTTCGTTCCTTAGTTGCACAGGAATAGCAGCGAGTTCCAGTTTGAGCACCATCAATACCCAAAATTAGGGCATCAACACCCGAATAAACTAGGCCTTCAGTAGTTTCACAGCTCAAACACTTAGCCATAATCTTTACCACTCAGATTCGTTAGAGCAAGAGCAAGCAGAATCCTTGCGAGACAGCTTTACCCATGCGGTAGCCAAAATAGCGACAACAGGGATAATGACAACACCAAAAGCCAAAATTAGGCCAGTGTAGTAAGGCAGATCAATAGTCATTTATTTCTTCACTTTCTTGATAGTTAGATAAGGTGCATTATTGCCACGCTGAGACAGAGAGACAACAACTTGCCCATCTATTGTCCCATTTTTCGCCCCATTTAGAGCGGAAATAGTGCGAGACTTCATCTCTCGCAAATGTGTTTCTGCAGCATCAAAATCTGTTTGAGCGTTCATCAACTCGACACCTAGAGTGCCTAGTTCTTCATCTCTAGATTCGACACCAGGGGAAAGAGAACGAATCGTCTCATAAGTTGATTCCGAGCCATCCCAATCCGGCTGTTCATCAGAGAAGATTCTTGCCCTGAAGATTAGGACTCGCGTAAAGATTGCATCAAACTCAAAATCATCCCATTCGACAGTGTATTCGTTGTATCTGCCTGCATTGATTACTGCGAAAACTGCTTTCTTGATACCAAAAACCCACATATACCAGATCACTTGAGCCCTGTAATGCTCTGGCACAGCATCCCAATAAGTTGCTGTATGTTTTATCTCAAGGATGTAAGGCGAACCTGTTTCGTCATAGCAGATTGCATCAGGGTTAGCGTGAGCCCAAAGATTCTCTGGATGGGCATAAGTTCCAACTTCGACAACTTTATGGTCAGGATGTTGCTCCTCATAAAGCGTTCTAATAGCAGGTTCAACAAGTTGCCCTAACCTCATAGCAGTATTAGGTTCAAAGCTCGAAGGAACCCTGCCTGTCTTTTGAGCCCACAAAGTAACAGCAGAAGTAAACGGAGACAACCCTAGAATTGCTCCTATTTCCGACCCCGAAATGACACCCTTTTCATCTCTAAGAGCATGCCATTCCACAGAGTTATTCTCAAAGTTACCTAAGAATATTGCGGATGTCTCTAAATTGTCTTTATTGGTATTGGTCATAAGTAAACTCTAGTTATGACTGCCGACAACTTTAGATTAGATCATGCGACCATCGAGCTGCATGAAGCGATTATGGATAATGGTGGAGTTGAATGTGAGCAAGTTCCCGATGTTTTCTTCCCAGAAGAATGGGCTACTAGAGGGGCTATGCAATCAACAAACATGTATAACCTGGCAATACAAACTGCTAGACAAATCTGCATGCGTTGTCCGGTCATGGATAAGTGCCTAAGAGTTGGCATGGCAGAAGATTATGGTATTTGGGGTGGAACAACACCTAAACAGCGAAGGCAAATAAAGCGTGAGCAGGAAGCCTAATCTTCATCTCTACGAATCGGGTAAGTAAGCACCCAGATTGCGGTAGAAGCAATAATGCAATAACCGATAACAGTCTTAGCAGTGCCCTCCAACACAATCCAAGCAATAAACATGCCCAGCAAAGTCCATAGTTGGCCGATAATGTCTTTCAGGAAGTTCATTCCTTATTTCTCCTTGTTTTAGTTGATCCAGTAGAACCTGCACTTGATTGAGCAGAAGCCACAGCTTGATTAGTCGAGAACTGAGCAATCTGAGTAACAACCACAGCAGCAACAACTTCCTTTTTGGCGGTTGCTCTAACTTCGGGGCTCATGTCTGCTCCAACATTTCCCATAAAGTTCAGGGCATCAGTCAAGGCCACAATCGAAGCACCAAGCACAGGGATAGCAGCAATATTCTCTGGAACTTTCACATCATCGGCTTGAGCAGCGTTTAGCAGATTATCTAGAAGTTGCTGATGTTCTTCAGTAGGGCTTAGGACGGGCAGTAAAGGCTCGACAGTCGGTTCAGGAGTAACCACAGGCTCGGGGCTAGGAACAGGCTCTACAGGCGTTACAGGGTCTACAACAGGCACATCAGGGACAACAGGCGGTTTAGGTTCAGGAACAGGCACAACAGGCGGTTCAGGGACAACAGGAGGTTCAACAACAGGAGGTTCAACAACAGGAGGTTCAGGGATAACAACAGGAATAGTCGGAATAGGAGTCGGCACAACAACAGGCGGTTCAGGCGTTACAGGCTCGACAGTATCTTGAGTGAAAGCAGAAGCAGGAACAATCACGCTACCCGAATCAGTATCCCAATACAGGTGATTACAAGCTCCGCCCCCATACTCATAGAACCAGGCATCAAACTTCTGCGAAACACCGGCAACCATGTCGGCCACACCCGAAACAGGCGAACAACCCTTCAAAGTCCAGCCATCAATAACAGGAACATCATCAAGCGACATATAGAACCCATCATCGCTCCAATCAGTAAACGAAATAGAGCCAGTAATGTCGGAAGTCAAATAACCCGAATAATGGACTAAAACAAAGTCAGCCTGACAACCAGCAACCACACCGCCATATTGATAATCGAAATCAGAATCAATGTTAGGAACGCTAATCCAACCAGAATCACAAAAGGTATAAGCCTGGCGATCAGGAGTCGAAACAGGGTCATAAGTGTAAACCTCAACTTTCAGGCCATCAGATTCCGCTTGAGCAACAGTCAAAGGCCAAAAAGTAAAAGCCAAAACAAAAAATACTGAAGCAAGGAACTTGAGCTTCATTTACTTCTGCTTAGGTTCAGGCTTTACATTCTTCAACTGGACAGATTGCTGGAATGCAGCGTTTATCTCATTCTGAGTCAATTTGCCATCCTCAAGGAAAGCCAAAGACAACTTCTCAATAACCTTAGCAACAGCCAAGATTCCACCAATAGCAGCAGCAGTAGCAGGTGCAACACCGCCCAAACTTCCTGCACCAATAACACCTAACGCTGAAGCCACAAAAGTAGCAACAACTCTAAGAGCAACATTTCCAAAAGCCTTCATTATTCTGCCTTCCAAGGGATAGTGGCGTAACCTGAAACAAACTTTAGGTTTACGCTATGAAGATTGACGATACGCTGATCACCTGAATCGGCAGACAAATACTGGATAGGCTTACCTTCGACAGCATCGACAGCAACTAAACCAATATGGTCGTGAGAACCACCATCTTCACGCATTCCTAGGCCATCCCAAGAGAAGATAACAGCATCTCCACGCTTAGGCAGTCCAGTAGTTTTCCAGGTCTTTTCATTCTTGAAGTGTTGCACCCAGATTCCACAAGAGTAAATATCTCTGCCAATTCCTGAAGCGTAAGAGAAACCAGAGGCACAATCAAAGTAGTTATGTGGCTTGCCTTTCAACCAAGGTGCACCGGTCTTAGGGTCTTCGAGTTGAGCTCGAGTCTTGCCAACAAAGGACTTATAGATATTTATTGCTTCTTGTAGAGTTCTCATACCCTAATTTTAGATTAGGAGTTGTTATTGCCCGAAGAAGCCTTTAATAAGAACAACAGCAACAGAAGTAACAACAGCAGTAATCAAAGCAGGAATCCAGGCACTCCGGTTTATCTGCTTCTCTAATTCTCTAATCCTTGTTTCGTGATCTCTGGAAGATTCAAGAATCTGAATAGAGTTTGCTTTTAGAATTTCGATGTCTCGAACAATCTGCAAAAGTAAAGCTTGATTGCTAGGTTTCGGGTCAGTCATTAGCAGTCATTTCGTGCCCACAAATACCACAAACAAGAATGCCTTCGACAGGTGCAGAATTAGGCACATCTTTTACAGGGCAAGTCGCAGTTTTACAGCTCAACATTTTATTATCCTGTCGCAGTTCCAGTGGACATCATAAAGGCAACACCAGTCAAAGTTTGAGTCGCAGGCTGAGAGACCGCACCATTATTGACTAAAGCAATAGTTGCTGTTCCAGTAGTTACAGCGTTCACAACAGGAGTCAAATATGCTCCAGTAGTGGCCAAACCAGCAATAATCGGGGTAGTAGTGAAACGCGAAACAGGCAAAACAACGCTAACAAGAGCTGAAGCACCAGCAGCAATAGCAGTGCTCGGGCCAGTTACCTGGAACACATACATTGCAGAAGGTTGTGGCTGCCAAGTCGCACCATCATAATGCTCAATGTGATCTTTATCAGTCAGATAAGAGACCTGCCCATTTACAGCAGTCGCAATAGCTGTGGCACGAATCGCTGAAGAACCAAAGATACCTACAACCTGTTGAGATACATAAGTATTGAGGTCGGCAGCAGTAAGCACATCACCGATAGCCCAAGTTTTCAAAGTCATAAAAGTTCTCCTAAATTCTTAGTTTACTAGCATTCTAGACAACCTTCTGAGTATCCAAAACACCCAGATAAGTCGAGCCTAAGAATAAACCAGAATTTAGAGAAGCCAAACCGAAAGAGACAACATGCGACTCTAAACCAACATTATGTTGAATACCAATAATTTGATATGTTCGGTCAATGTTTGAGCCACCACCATAAGGCCTATAAATAACACGCACAATATCGAACAACTCTAAGTTCAAAACCCTGTTCTGATATGCAGAAGTTAGAGCTTCTAATTGAACATCTAAGTCAGTCAAAACATAGTCAGGAACACCAAACTGGCCAATAACCTCATTAGCGAAAGCAGTTGAACGGGCAGGACTAATACTAAGAGAATCAGATTGACTATATGAGCGAATACCATACAAGGTTTGCGAAACAGAGTTATTCTTTACTGCTGTTCCACCAGAAGCACGAACAACGCTAGCCTGATTGTAGAACTGATCTGCTGTGTAAGCGACCTGCAAATCTGAGATAGGAATAGCAGTTCCAACAACTGCTGTTCCATAAGCATCACCAAACACTTCATAGTTAGGTAATGCAGCTGTGCCACCAGTAGCAGTCTTAGTCAGATATACGCTGTTTCCTAGGCGTTCTGTTCCAGTCCAACCAGTAGCAACAACCATCTGATCGTTTAGATAGTCGCTTGCTTGCTGATAGCGTTCACCATCAAAATAAACTGCTGGCACAGTAGAGGCAGGAGTAATCATCAAATCTTTTATTTGAAAGTAAGCCAGGTTACTGTAAACATAAAGTTCTAAAGCATTAGTGACTAAAGAAGTTGTCACATTCTCAATTTTGATTTGATTCCAACCACCATTAGGAAAAGTAAAAGCAGTCGAACCAGAAATCTTTGCACCACTCGTTCCAGAGGTATTTGTGTAAACATACTTTAGGTTTACAGTCGCAACTCCATCAGTCAGATTAGTCCAAAATGAAACTGAATAAGCCTGATTAGACTTATATTTAGTGGCATCATATTCAAAATAGTCAATAAGGGCAATACCACCACCATTAGTGTCTGAAGAAGCAAGCAAATACTCTCCAGGGAATTGAGCATTAGTTACAACGCTTCCACCCCAACCAGGAACAGTTCCTCCGTAATACCAGTTAGACATGTCAGTTGCAGTTCCGTTATACCAACCAGCAGTCCTGTGATAATTGAAAACAGGCGTTCCCAAAGTATAGACAGCAGTAGTCAAAGTGCGACTAGTTATCTTGGCATTACCATCAGTAGTGCCAAAGAAGTTGAAAGGCTCAGTTCGAGCAACATTCTGCAAATAAGACAAAACTGTTGTAGAAGGACTAAATAAATCTGGAGTTAAAGGCGTTTTGCCTGAAGCATAGGTCACAGAAACAGAAGTTCCACCCCAAGCTGCAGTAGAAGCAGCAATGCGATCATTAGCAAAAGTTGCTGTATTAGAAGTAGTTATCAAAGCAGGGTTAAAGGTAGCGTTACCTAAAATACCTAAACCATCATTAGCAGTAAGAGAAGCCTGCGGATTCAGACCCTTCTCGTCATTAGTGAAACTCCAGTTTGTAACCCAGCCAGTAAAAATGATGTAACCACCATTTACAAAAACACGAACTTTCGCGTTAGGTTGCACTTTCGTATAACCATTAGTGGAATCCCAAAGAATAGAGCTCGTATTGAATGGGTCAAAAGTTCGGTCAAGATTATTGAAACTTATTGTTATCGAACCTGCTTGAACATCGTCAAAAACGCGACTTCCACCCCTAGTGATGCTTACAGAGTTCACATACGAAGTAACATCAACAGAGCTACCAGCCCCAAAGTTGATGTAAACAGTGTAGGAAGGCAGAGCCATTATTTACTGAAACCCTTGATAACTGTTGCAGGCACTCTGCCATTATTTTTGATGTAACGAGATAAAGCATCAACAACTGCTCTTGGATCAGCAGACTGCACATAAACATTTATTGTGTTTCCGAAACCATTATTTCCACCTAGAGGAATGATTGCTTCAGGTCGGCCACCTTCACCCACAGTCACATTAGTTCCACCTGGAGAGGGCATAACAATTCCACCCTTAGCCAACTTAGGTAACTTGACATCAGGAATATCGCTGACATGCAAAGCAATAGTTCCAAAAGAAGCAGCCTTCACACCATCAAGAACAGAGTTCAAACCGCCAAGCATCATGTTGATTCCATGCAAAATACCGTTGATAAAGACTTCAAATAAGCCAATCCAACCATTGATGTAAGCCTTAAAAAAGTTTCCGATAAAAGTAAAAGCCTGATTGAACGCATCAACAACCGAGCTCCATGCTCCAGCCATAAAGTTTATGCCAGCATTAAAAGCCTTCACCAAAACATCCCAAACAGTTTGGAAGAATTGTGTTTGAGTAGCCAAATAAACGATACCGGCAACAACCGCTGCGATAGCTGCAACAATCAAAGTCCAGCCCATAGCAGTCAAAGCACCATCCATAATAATCAACTCAGTGTTTAGAATGCCTAACACAATTTCAACAGCAGCCGAAATAAGGCTAAAAGCCTTCATAGCAGCAACAAGAACACCAACAGCAATAGCAGTCTCTTTCACTCCAGGTATCTTGAAAGCATCCATAAGAGCCTTCATAATCGGTAAAACAACAGTTCCAATCTGAATCTGCAACGCTTCCATCTCAGCCTGAAACTTCTTAAACGGGTCGGCCTTCTGCTCTGCTGCACCCTTAGTTTCCTTAGCCAAATCACCGATAGCATCTTTAGACTTCTTCAATTCAGGGAACATGCGAGTCAAAGCAGTTGTATTTCCGTTATAGGCCTTACCCAAAGCCAAGCTAACAGCCGAAAGAGGTTTACCTGAAACTGCTGCCGCATCTAAAGCAATCTGCATCAGCCTTTGAGCTGCACCAACATCCTTAGTAGCGTTAGTTAGGCGAGTCATAGACGGATAAAGTTCAGACTTTACAATTCCATCCTGCTCCGAAAGTTTAGAAAGCAATTCCTCTGTGGACTTGACTTGCCCATCAGTAGCCTTAGCGTTACGCTTCATCTGAGTTGCTAAGAGATCAAAACTCTTAGAATCTTCAGCAGCAAGTTTGGCAGCATCAACAAGGTCATGCAGACCCATGCCCAAGCCGACCTTCTCCATAACGCCAGAAAGCCCCTCAAAAGCCTTGTGAGCCTTCTTAATGCCACTCGCATCAAACTTGGAGACGAGAGGGATAATAACTGCCATTATATTTTCCTAGCTAATTCTGCTTCAAACTTCCTGATAACTAATTTTATCTCACGCTCAACATCAGGCAGAGCTTCCTCAACCGCAGGATAAATAAAGTTATTCATGCCATGAGAACGCAAATCCTGGACAAATCCAGCCCCACCATTCATACCCTTATCGCCAACACCAATCTTGTGCCTACGATTACCCCCACGATAAGAATAACTTTTAGTAACTTTTAGGGCTTTACGATTGCCACCCTTACCGGCAACATCCGCAATAGCAGTCATAGGAGAATCAGCCCAAACTGAAACTAAAGAGGTAATGGCACTCGTTTTAGAATATCGAGAATTGAATTTTGTAGTGACATGATCGGCAGGTTTACCTGCACCCCAAACAAGTCTGCCCCGACCCTTCAACATTCCAGATAAAGGCACAATCTTGTTGATACGAGTTTTGATTCTGGCAACAATAGGTTTAGCAGGTGCTTTTGCTTCAGCCCTCAACTTATTAGCCAATTTAGGCTGCAACTGATTCAGTTCCCGAAGGAGAGCCTTCACATTTCTGACAGCTTCATCAGACATTATTTCTCCTTCACCTCATTCTGAGCTCTAACCGCGAAATACATTGTGTGCAACATCCGGTCACTCTCCTGCATTAGAACACTTGGAGCAATACCAGTCGCAACAGCCAGGTTAGCGATAAACCAATGAGTAGAAGTATCCCCTAAGCCTTTTACGCTTTTGGGTCTGCAACCACCACACCATCAACAGAGTCAGTCCAAACATCAAACTCACTCGAAGTTTTCCCTAAACGCTTACAAGTAAGGTAAGCCAAATAGTAGAGGTGAGTCATTTTAGATAACTTGTCAATGCTCAAATCAAAGTGTGATTCCCACTTGATTAGATCAGAAGCAGAAGTTTGCAGAGTATAGGATTCACCAGTTACCGGTGTTATTGTGATATCAATTTTTTGCATGAAATCACCCTAGCCTATAAGTCAGACTTAAGCAGTTGCTCTAGTTACTGTTCCGTTTGTAGGCCATGTAACAGAGAAAGTAGCCAAGTCACCAATCTGACCTGAAACAGGAGTCAAATCATTCACCAAGCAGATGGCCGTGTAGGACGGGTTTGATGTTCCTACCGCAGAGCTAGTCGGCTTGATAACGACAGTCGCGTTAGTTCCAAGCAAAGGCCAAACAGTCGCATCAACAGTAGAAGCAGCATAATCCTGATTGAACTGAAGTGTCAGAGAGCCTTCCTTTAGACCTGCAACACGAGTAACCCAAGTTGAGCCGAAAGAGGTAGTAGTGATGTCGTTAACTGAAGTCTTTAGTTCCACCTGTGTAAGGTAAGAAGCCAAAGCTGTTGATCCGTTGATGCTAACGCTGAAGTCTGTTGCGACAAAGATTGCCATTTATTATCCTTAACTTGCGAATACTTGAACCGAAAACTCGGCACTGTAATAGTCTAATGCATTTACTGATAAAGCCCCGATAGCCGAAGTCTCAGCAACAAACACATCAAAAGCATAACCGCCCAAAGTTCTATCCGATTCGATAGCAAACTTGATAGAACCAGAGCTATTAGCCAAATAGAGATCCATAGCCTTCTGAGCAGTTCTCTCAGATACCCTGCCAATAACGACAGTGACCTTGAAAGTGTATTCAGCCATAGAACGATTGTTCTGCTTGTTATAGGCAACCTTGTCTAAACCAATCATGGCCATAGGAGGGTTCACTACATCAGGGAGAGTCTCAACAACTCGAAGCCCAGAGATTGTTGCCAGGTTATTTGCTAAAGCAGTCCTAAGATCACTTATCGCCATTATGCACCAGTTCTAAGAAGCCTAAACGGATTGATTAGTTGAGCAACATCACCATCAATGCTGCTGCCAACACGCATGATACCCATGTCAGATACACCGGCAACACCAAGCGGAGATTCTAAACGCTTGAAAAGTCTTGATGCCTGAATAATGCAAGCGAACTTGATTGGCTCTGGAACGCTAGGCCAACCCCAAGTGCCTGTGACCTTTACAAGGTTCGATTCCTGCCATGTAGGGAAGAAGTAGTTATACACCGCGATAAGTCCTGTAATCGGCTGATACGCACCATTAGCGTAAGTGTTAGCAGGGATAGTCTGAAAGTCTGTGCTAGCCCAAATCTGATTGTAAGTAATTGGGTTGCTTTGAGCTGTTCTAACCTCTGTGATTGTCTGACAGTCATCAATCCAACAGTTGTAAGCATCATTCGCCTTGAAATAGCGAACCTCACCTGCACTTGTTGAATAAAAGTATCGGTTACAGTATTGGTCAATCATGCGAGAAGCAGAGTTGATGCTGTTCTCAATCAGAGAATCATCAACAGTATCAGTGATTCTTAGTGCAGCTTTGACATCTGCAAGAGTGCAATAGCCATTAGTTATCGCCAAAATAAACTCCTAAAGTCTTATCTAGTTTACCTTGCCAGCAGTAATTCGGGCTTTCAAATCAGTAGTGCTAATACCTGGAGTATAAGGAACATAAATCAACTGAATATCAAGCTGATCTAACCATTCCCTCGTGAACTGCATTTGAGCATAATAATCTTTGCGAGCCCAATCATCCCCAATAACAACATAATCAGGCATAACCAATTCGATACTCGGCTTCGAGTCAGCCCCACCAATGTTAGCCACCACAGAATCCACATACTTACAGCCCAAAAGAACCTCTTTACGCTCGGCAAAAGACATAATAGGCAATTTGCCCTTATACGCCTGAATAAAGGCATCAGTGTTCAAAGCGACAACTACTTCACCATCATCCCCAGCAAGCCTTCTACAAGCCTTCAGGAAGCGGACATGAGCAGAATGAAACAAGTCAAAAGTGCCACCTGTATAAACTATCTTTCCCAACTATTAGCCCTCCTAATCTGCAAACTCCAAGAACCCTCAGAGAAATCCTGTTCGGCAACCTTCTTCTCAAAGAGCTTATGATTACGAGCAAAAGTCAAATCATTCTGCAACTGAAACCCAGAAGCCAAAGTTGAAGAATTATCGTGTCTCAATGCAGCATGAATAAAGTGAGCCTTTACCCCTGCCTGCTGCAACCTACGCTCATAATCATTATCTTCAAAATAGATCGGGTGAAAGCGTTCATCAAACAACCCTGCCTTGAGAACTGCACCTTCACCCAAAACAAACCCAGACCACTTAGGGTAAACACTCAAGAAATTGATTGCCTGAGTATCAACCTTGCGAGCAATCTTCTCCAATGCACCAGGAAGAAAAACAGCATCATCATTCACTAAAACCCAGTAAGGGGCAAAAGGCGTAGACTTCACAATCAGGTTTAGCCCCCCACCATAACCCAAACCAAAAGGCACTTGAATAAGCCAAAGATTCTGCACCATCTCGGGTTTGCTAGGTGAGTATTCTCGCCTACCTGAGTTATCTACTATAACAAGATTCTCAACAGGATAATCTATGCTAGCGAGCAATCTGTCGGCTAAATCAAACTTGCTGTAAGTCAGAAAACCAAGAACAGGAATCACTGGTCAGATAACTTCTTGATAAGAGGTTTCCACATCTCGGTATAAACCTTGTCTGCTGAATAATCCTGTGCAAAAGCAACAGTGTCAATGAACTCTTTGCGACCTCTCTGATAAGCCTGCTCAAGAGCATCAGCAATAGCCTGCACATTCGGAATATTAAACCAAGTATGCTGACCGGCATCCCATAAAGGCTGACCATTCACCAAGAACGAATCGGCAGAAGCAAGCTCGGCAGAAGCAGCGAAATTAGAAGTAATAATCGGCACGCCACAGGCCTGTGCTTCTATCTGCGGAACACCAAAACCCTCACCATAATTAGTAAACAATCCAACATCCCAGCCCGAATAAATTGCAGCTAAAGTCTCTTGGCTAATTCCATACTGATAAGCAATCGGATCAACAAACTTTACCTTCTCCTGCGGAACGCCACAGGCAGCAAGAATGTTCGGCAAAACAAACCCAGACTGCTTACCATAAGGCTCAGTATGCAAATAAAGAATCACATCATCATGCTTCTGAGCAAAAATAGCGAAAGCAAGAAAGTTCTCGGCAACAGCCTTCCTGTGAATAAAGCCACCAGCCTTATTCGCAAAGTTCATGCCAACAATAAACTTGTCCTCACCGCCACAAAATTCACGCCCAGAAATCCCATCCGGCAACATCTCAGTCGGCCTGAAAACTTTAGTGTCAATCGCATGCGGAATATATTCAGATTCGATTCCAGCATTCTCAATCATGGCTTTACCAAACTTCGACATAGCAATCGGAGTCACATTAGGTTTCCTCAACCACTTCAAAACATTCTCAGGGGCAGGCTGATGGTCAATCGGAGTCCAAGAAGCAATCGGCAAAGCATCCAAAGCAGGATTATCAAAAACCCAAACATCATAAAGCGTAATCATAAAGGCAGGAAGTTTATTGTTCTCAGCCTTCCAATGAGCAAAGTGCAAAGGCATAACATCAGTCGAATACTGATTCATTCCCCTGGAATAATGCGGAATCAAACCTGCACCCGTTTCGATAGTAGAGTTCACACCCTCACCACCATAATTAGACAACATCGCAACCTTATGGCCATCACGAACAAGGCGTTCAATAACCTGTTTCGATTGAGTGCCATAACCAGTTGGCTGATTGAGAGAGTTGGAATACCATGCGATAGCAGCTTTAGAAGTCATAGAAAATACTCTAATAGAAAAACCCCCCAAACCTTGTGAGTTTGAGGGGCTTTCCTAAAATGGGCAGGCTATTAGCTTGCTCCACCCTTGAACTTCTTGATGTTTGCGGTCTGCACAAGTGCTCCGTCAATTCTCCAAGTTGCTCTCCAAGTAGCCAAGTCGTTTCCGAAAGCATAGTCATCAGAGCGATCAACCTGAAGGCCACCAGCGTTACGGATGTATAGAGACTTTAGATCTCCAACAGCAACAGAGTTCACACCAACACCAGGACTTGGCATAGCAGGAGTCTCAATAACCGGGACACCTAGAACCAAGTCACGCTTGTCTTGACCTAAACCGATGTCGAACAAGTAACGGCCGTATGAGTCCTTTAGCTTACGCATAGCAGCAATAGAAGTGCTGTTTGCAAGTAGAGCGAAAGAAGGCTTGTTACGAAGTGCACCATCAAGGCTGTAAACAAGATCAACAATATTGTCAGCAGTGAAAGCACCTGACACACCAGTTGAACCAGTAACACCAGTTCCAGCAACAGGTAGGAAACCAGTAGGCTCTACTGTTCCAGTTCCGTTGATTAGCTTGTTACCGATTGCGTTTCCGAATGCGTTACCGAACTGGTCAGCCAAGAAACCAACAATGTCCACGCCCGCATCGAGCACTAGTTCGCGTGAAAGCTGTGCAAGAGCAGAGAACTTGTATGCAGAAAGAGTTGTGAAAGCGTTGAATGTAGGCTCAGAAGTTCCGATAGAAGAACCCTGACCAACGATAGTCGCGGTTGAGAAACCTGACTGTGAAGGAATCTGCAAGTTCTCACCTGAAGAAGTGTTGATTACAGTTGCGTAGTCAAGTAGTGGGTTTACAAGGCGAGCAACCTTAACGATCTCGTTGTAGAACGAAGTCGGGACAGGTGCACCAGTAGAAGAACCAGTAATTGCACGGAACTCGTGACCACGAATCTCACCAGCAATCATCTTGCGAAGAATGTCGCCTTCAGTGTCAGTAACAGATGCACCAGCAAAGTTAACTGCTGCCTTCTGAACTGCTTCAGCAGTCTTAGCTTCACGCTGTTCTAGTTCGATTAGTTCATTTCTCTTGTTGATGTCAGCGGTTAGAGAAGCATACTTCGCTTCTTCTTCACCAGACCATACGCCACCACGAGCTTCAACTGAGTCAATCAGTTCTTTAGCTTCGTGCCAAGCCTTAGCCTTAGCATCAACCTGTTTAGCAATAAATTCGCTCATTAGGTTTGTTCCTTTCAAGAACATAAATAAAAAAGGGGGTTTGTTTAGATCAGAGATAAACTCACATATCCGAATGCCAGGGGATAAACACGCCTAACAGATATAACTCTATACCACAACATATTATTCCCGATAAAAGAAAACCCCCTAGGACAAATTAGGGGGAAAGAACTAGTGTTCTTTTTTAGCTTCGAGAAAGAGAGGGAAGCAGACTAATTATACTCGCTTCATCAGCAAATCAAGTTGCTTCTTCTTCATGTCTAACACCGCAGCAGGATTAGTCACTTCAGGGTCTTGCTTTAGAACCTTACCCAAAGTGTCAGTCAGCAATTCGCCCTGGCGTTCGGTCAATTCATCGCCAGATTCTAAAGCCAGCAAAGCATCAGTTAGTTCTTCAGCAGAAACTCCACGAATCTCGGCCAGTCTAGTTATCTTGTCTGCAAGTTCACTCATAGCTCTAACGCTAGCAGTTCCCTCAGTCGCAGTATAGGCAGGAAACGCCACAAGGCTAACCTCATGCACATTGACACGCTTCAGAATACGCTGATCTGCTGAAGGCCATTCATCGCCATTAGTTGCCACTCGGAAACCAAAGCTGAAAGCGTTCACATCTCCACGCTTGATAAGAGTTGCGGCATCTCGGCCAGCCTGAGTATCAGGAAGGTTCGCTTCAACAAGTAAGCCCTTACCATCTTCCATAAGTTTCAGAGTTCCTGCACGAGTAGAACCTAGAACAGTGCCGGTATCGTGATTCCACAAGAGTTTGACATCATTACGAGAGTTTAGAGAATCGCGGAACGCTCCAGGTGCAATAGTTTCAGTAAAAGGCAAAGGCTGAGAAGGACTATTGAAAACTGCTGCATAACCTCTAAGAGTCATGCCATCACCTTCTTGGCGAATCTCCAAGTCACGAACAATCTGTCGGCGTTCAATACCCTTAGTGACACGCTCACCACGCTTGGCCAAAACAGCAACCTGAGTTGGGTCAATGAAACGAACAGAATCCATCTGCATTCCACCCATTCCATCCACAGCACCCATGTCAGTCATAGTTGCATCCATAGGAGTTTCATCAGTCGGCTGGGCAGGGTCATGCACCTCACCAACTTCCTCAATGTCAGTCGCATAAGCGTTACGCAAATCATCACCAATAACAGTTCCCAACTGCCAATGCCACTTCGAGAATCTATCCTGCAAGTCAGCTAAGAAGTTATAGATACCCTGCTGATTCAGATCATCTGCACAATCCAACAATTCGACAATCTCGTTTAGCAGAATCTCGTTAGCCTTATATATTGCTAGAGACAACTGCACAGGGTCTCCACCAATGAAAGTTGCATCAATCTCAGTGTCAGCAACAAACTCAGGCAAAGTAAAAGGAGAATCTACATCAAGTTTGCGAATGTTCTCGGCAGTCGGGTCAATAGCAGAATCATAATCCTGATAAATCTCCTCAAAGAACTCGTGATACTGAGAGAACAAAACACCCTTGACATTCCAGTGAGCACCATGAGCCAAGAACTTAGCCGAAACCAAGTTACCTAGCAGGCACTTCAGTTCACAAGCCAAATACTCTTTAGTAGGTTCTAACGCTTCTTCAGCAACAGGCTCAACTTCCTCACCCATGTCACGCTTACTTGTGTAGTCAATGGTCTTAGGGTCTAGAACTTCAGGAACACCAGCCTTCTTGTAGGCTGCACGAGCTTCAGGATTGTTATCCACAGCAAATCTCACATCTTCTCCATTACCAATAAGTTCTTTAGCCACGCTACCCTTCCAATCATTAGTGCCAGCAGGCGGAATCTGGCTAGGTCGCATAATCAGTTCACGATACTGGAGATTAAACTCGTCCAATTGATCCATAGTTGTCTCACGCTCAGATTCGTCTCTGCCAGTGACAACATAAAGTTTCACATTCTGGTGATCTAGCCAATCAAAATAATCTTGATGTAGAGCACCATTCACGATAAGAGTGTCATCTAAGTCAGTTATGCCAACTTGAGCAACAACATCACGCTTCGCCATTTTATTATCCATTCCGTTTACCCAACTTTGGCCTGCATCGCCACCCCAAGCATCCCAAGCCACTCGGCCTGCACTTGGAAATCCATCTTCACCATCATTAAACCCAGTAGCCTGCTTATCAACTTCATGCCTAGCAAAATAACTAGTCATCCGATTGACAACATCAGCCGAAACATCCTTACCAGAAGCTAACTGCACAGCCCTAGCCCTACCAACAGCAGTAAACCCACTCCCAGCCTTGCCATCAGCAATCCACTTCAAAGCCCTCTTAGCAGCATCAGCAACACCGGCAGGAGGAGAATACATACCAGAAGCAACAGCCCTCTTGAGTTCCCCACCTGGAGGCATCTTCTCAGCAATACTCAAAGCAACCATCTGAGCAATAGCCATCTTCTTATCAGGATGCTTCCCAATAACAGTGCCATCAGCTTTGACAGTATCCCAACCTTGAGCAGACTTAGAAATAAAATATGGCATTAGTCCTGCTTCTGAATCATCACGCCAAGGCCATAAGTGCCAGAAGTAGTGCAAGCATAAAGCGAATCACCTGGATCTAAAGTAATCTGCAAAAATACAGCAGAGTTAATTTCAACAGATTGACCTTGAACTAAGCCAGGGCCACCAATCCAAATCTTTCTACCCGAAACATCTTCAAGATTATGTAGAGTAGCTCGAACAGGCTGAGTATCAGGATTCACAACCTGAGTAACAGCAGTTCCAATAGAAAAACTAGATTGAGTAATCATTATTGGCCAGTCTCATAACTTCCGCTAGGAATAGTAGTTGGATTCTGCAACTGCACAGTCGGCAAACCAGTATGACCAATAGCAGGCAAACCAAGAACCGAAAGCACTTCTTCAGGGATAAAGCCCAAAGCAATCAATTGCTGAGCCATCTTCACCTTATTCTCCTGCTCAGTCAAACCAGCAGCAGTAATATCGACATTCGCTAGAGGAACACGCACAACATCGCCACCATCAATAGGTCGCATGTTCTCTTTACGCCTAACCTCATTAGCAGACATAACACCATTCTGAAGCAACTTCGCGTAACCCTCAATGCGAGTCGCATAATCTCCACGCAACAAATCATCAGTAGAAAACGCCAAATACGCTGTATCAGGAAGCAAAGAACTAAAAGCATCCTCAAGTTTCGCCAACCAAGGTCGCAAAGTATGAGTCACAAAGCTAATCGCATTCTGTTCATTCGAGTTATAGGACTGAGAACCACGCTCATTCAACCCAATCAAGTTAGTTGGCACTCTAAACATGCGAGCAACATCTTCAACAGCAAGTCTGCGAGAATCAAGCATCTGAGCCTGATCGTTAGCAACCTGAGTTGGCTTGAAAGTTGCTCCACCAGACAAAATACCGGTCTTATGGGCTTTACGATAACCCTTATGAGCTCTATCGAAACTACGAGACAGATTCTCTGCCTGTTCCGCAGTCAAAGCCCCAGGATATTCAATAACACCAGAAGTCTGTGTTCCTTGTCCAAAGAAACGAGCTGCAAAGCCCTCCAAAGACATCGAAAGCCCTAGATTCTCTTTCAAAGTGTCAATAGTGGACTTACCGCGAATCTCTCCAGGCATCAAAACGCTACCGGTAATGTGCAACATGTCATCAGAAGCCAACTCCTTGTTGCCTTCATCAGCAGAAACATAACGCTTAGTGCCATTAGCTTTACGAGAAACAGTAACCTTCATCGGGTTCAAAACCATCATCGAAAGAATCTGGCCTGTAATCGGGTCACGGAAAATACGGATAAACGCATTCCCATCCATCAACAAACTAATCATTGTTTGCTGCCAAAACGAAACGCTGTTAATCATGGCATCAGGTCGAGCAACCCAAGCCGGTCTAGGGCGGTAAGGATAAGCAATACCATCTCTACGAATGTAAGTATCAACAGGCAAAGCCGAAATAGTGTCCGAAATTAGAGAAACACAAGCCCAAACGCTGTTAATCTGCAAAGCAGTCGTATAGTCAATGAAACTACCAGCCTGAGTTTCAAAGCTAGTCAGATCACCTGCACCCCAAATAGTTTGAAACGAAATAGAACGATTCTCACCGCCAGAAAGATTGCGAAGCATTACTTGCCACCCTTATCTAAAGCCAAACCAAACAACAAAACACCAACACCAAACAAAATCAGTCCAGCAGGCACATAAACCAAACCTGCACCAACAGCCACAACAGCCACACCAACAGCCTGCAAAATAGTCGCTAACACATTCATCCTTAGAACATAAAAAACTCAGGCACGATATCAGTATCTAGTTTACTCGTTGCTCTATCATATGCGATAACAAAAGCGACAGCCGCGTCAATCCGTCTCGAAGAAGCCCTAGATTCCTTCACAATACGAGCACCCAAATTATCTATCTTCAACTTACAGTTATCCAAATGCCTAGCAAGCAACGGATCACCATCATGAGTCAAAGTCGCTTCAGTAACCGAATCAAAAACCTTCTGGCAAGCTCCAACCATTCGGCGAGCAGAAGTCGAAGGATACTCAACAATAGGTAAACCCAAATCCATTAGAGCCTGCATAGTTCTCTGCCAGCGAAAAGGGTCAAAAGCAATTTCACGAGTATTCGGATGCTTCTGAGCAAACTCAATAATGGTCTGCTC